GGAAAGCAGGATAAAAATAAAATCAATTTTACTCCAAACTATCAAAATCTTACAACGAAGTCAGGGAACCTGATATCCATCACAAAAACGGGAGGTCTCTTTGCATTTGACATTTGTGGAAAAAAATATCAATTCCGAGATGATACATTGGCAGAAAAGAAAGCAAAAACACTTACGGTATTTATGGGAAATATGCCGGGAGCGGTGGAAAGCTTTTTTTCAACATCTTCTAATCTTGGAAGAATGTTGCTGACAGATCTTACTTTTCGGAAAGATAATGTGTTATATACGTATGATATTCCAAATCGCTACTCTGAAGGGTGCGTGGTGAAAGTGGACGGAGAAAGCACGAAAGTCTATGTAAATGATGTAGAAAGTCCGGGAGATGAAGTGTTGGGAAGTAAATATTTTCTGGCACCACCAGGAGAAACAAAGGTAAGATTTTATTATTCAGAATTCTCTACTCCGGCTCCGACAATCAAAGCGTACATAAGGGAGGCATATCTGTAATGGAAAATGTCAGAATTGCAATATTAAACAGTGAAAATAAAGTAGTTGCATATATGGATAATACAGCACCAAATGCAATGCATTATTATGATGATGAGTTACATACATATCTTCAAGGATCTGCATATACATTCAAATTTGAAACCGGTACATTGAACACAGAAGCTGAATATCTGGCAGTGGGAAATCATTTGGCTTTTCAGCATGCTGATAAGGATTATTATCTCAATATTATGCATGTAGAAAAGACGGAATATACGGCTTCTGTTGAAGCTTATGGATTACTTTTTGAACTTTTAAACGAAGAAAAAGATGCTTATAAAGCTTCGAAAGCAATGTCCTTTATCGAATATATGAAAATATTTGATTCAGCAGGAAGTGTGAAAATAGGCATTAATGAAATTTCAACATATAGCCGAATGATAGAATGGACAGCCAGTGAAGAAATGCTTGCAAGAATTTATTCACTGGCTACAAATTTTGATGCAGAGGTCGAATTTATTACAGAGCTTAATAAGGACTATTCGCTTAAACAGATTGTAATGAATATCTATAAAAAACATTCGGATACAGTTCAGGGAATGGGCACGGATAGGAGCGATGAGATTATCCGTTATGGAAAAGGAATTACTGGAATTACAAAAACTGCAGATATTAGAGAGCTATATACGGCGATAAGACCATACGGAAAGAATAATCTGACAATCAACGGCTTGAATAAGACAGAGTATGACACAAATAAAAATGTGGAATACAAGACTAGTGGAAATAATATTCTGGCGGTACAGGCAAAAGACAGATTCCCGGCAATGCTTACGGACTATACGACAGATAGATATGTTGTGATGATCTGGAACTATGATACAGATAATAAAAATACCTTATATTCAAAAGCTTTGGCAAAACTTAAACAGATCTGCGAACCCAAAGTGAGTTATGAAGTAAAAGGATACGTAGAGAGAAACATTGGCGATACAGTAACTATCGCAGATGAAGAATTTCATCCGGAATTATACTTAAAAGCCAGAATTACTGAGCAGGTAATCAGTTTCACGGATTCCGAAAAGAATGTAACAACCTACGATAATTTTACGGAATTATCCAGTCAGATATCGCCAGAACTTATTAAGCAGGTTCAAAAGTTAATAGATGAAAATAAATCTTACAAATTAGATTTGATCTCATATCGGAGTGAAGATGATACATTGATTCTAAAAGCTAAATTGTTGGAAAACGTGAAAGATGTAACTGAAAATTTTCCAGAAAGTTATTATACCTGGTATAAACTTAGCGGGAGTGATCTGGTTGAAGTTGGTACGGGATATACATTTTTAGTTGAATCGCAGAAAGGGATCTACAGATGCATATTTGATGACGGGAGTGATGTGGAATGAAATTAGAAGCGGAATATGCAATGATGCAAGGCGAACAGGGCCCACAGGGTGAAAGAGGTCCTCGGGGCGAACAAGGCATCCAAGGAGAGAGAGGTCCTCAAGGTTCCCAAGGTCCCCAAGGTGAACAAGGTCCTCAAGGCTTACAGGGGTTACAAGGCGAGAAAGGTGAACAGGGTATCCCCGGTCCAACAGGAGAGACCGGAGCTACCGGAGCAACAGGTCCACAAGGACCGGCGGGGAAAGATGGAACAAACGGGAAGACCAGTTATTTCCATATAAAATATTCTCCGGTAGAGAATCCAACCTCATCTCAGATGTCAGAAGTCCCGAATACTTATATTGGAACCTATGTGGACTATACAGAGCCGGATTCGGCAGATCCAAGCAAATATACCTGGTATAGGTTTCAAGGCTTACAGGGGGCACAGGGAACGCAGGGAATCCCAGGAACCAATGGTGTAGATGGGAAAACATCATACCTGCATATCAAATACTCTAATGATGGTGGTAAGACATTCACATCGAATGCTGGAGAAACAGTCGGGGATTACATTGGACAGTGTACGGACTTCAACAAAGATGATCCTACGACGGTGGGAGCTTATACGTGGAGTAAGATTAAGGGAGAGACGGGAAATACAGGAACAGGTATTGCAAAGACGATACGATATTATATGCTCCAGTCTTCTTCATTCGCAGCACCATCTAAACCAACTGCGAACCCACCTGCGGGATGGAGCGATACAGAACCGTCATATGTTTCTGGAAGTACCAATACTTTGTATTTTGTGGATTGTAATATTTACAGTGATACGACATTCAGTTTCTCTGAGGTATCGAAAAGCAGTACATATGAAGCTGCTAAAGATGCCTGGAATAAAGCCAATAATGCTCAGGAGAGTATTGATAATCTTGAGATCGGTGGTAGGAATTTATTGACGAATACCTGGACAATGGACAGTCCGTGGACAAACTCTCCAAAAGCTGCCGCCAAGTTTGATGAGACCGAGAAAATTTATTATCGATCTGTATGGAGTAGCACTAGTTCTAGTTGGAATAATTATGTGACACAGCATGTAAAAGTACAGCCTAGTACAGAATATACACTATCATTTCTGGCAAAAAGACAGTCAGCAGACGTAAATCCTACGCTAATGTGTAGACTCGATAGAGACGCCGCGATTAAATATATCGTTCCGGCTAGTGGTGTAAAACTTGGCACTTCATGGAACAGATATAACTATACGTTCACTGCACCCGACAATGCATCAAATGAACCACTTAGATTTTACGCATATGTAGGAAGTGGAGCATATAATGAAGATACAGCTTTGTTAATCGCGAATGTAAAACTCGAAAAAGGTAACAAAGCTACTGATTGGACTCCGGCACCTGAAGATGCTATTGCACAAGTGGACGTAGAATATTACCTTTCCGATTCAGCTACATCTTTATCTGGCGGTTCATGGACAACTCTTGCACCAACATGGGTAGACGGCAAGTTTATGTGGTCAAGAACAGTTACAGTAGACGGTACTGGAAATAAAACATATTCTCCAAGTCAAAATGGTGTATGTATTGCTGGAGCTACCGGTAATACTGGAGCAACCGGAGCGGCAGGAAAAGGCGTAAAGTCAATTGTAGAGCAGTACTACAAGTCTACATCAGTAACTTCATTAACTGGAGGATCATGGAGTACAACCTATCCGGGATGGGAGAACGGAAAGTATATCTGGACAAGGTCTGTAATTACTTATACAGATAATACAGAGACTACCACAACTCCAGTATGTGTTACTGGAACAAAAGGGGATATCGGTCCTCAAGGACCACAAGGGCAGACAGGGGCAGCTGGTAAAGATGGACAAATGCTCTATGCAACATGTGACACCGCAGCCGGAACCGTAGCGAAAGTTGCAACTCTTGCATCTGGAACATTATCTCTTAAAGCCGGAGCAACAGTAGCTGTTAAATTTACTTATGCAAATACAGCATCCAGTCCAACACTTAATATTGCTGGTACAGGTGCAAAAGCAATGTATATCCAAGGTGTCCGGGATGTATACTGGACTGATGGAGCAACAGTAACCTTCACGTATGACGGGGCAAACTGGAGAGTAGCATCAGAACCGGTATATGCGCCAACCGCTACGATCGGTAATGCCGCGGGATTCCACGTGTTTATAGATGGAACTAGCGTGCAAGTACGTAAAGGTTCTGAAGAACTTGCTATTTTTAAAGGTGATGAAATTCGACTTGGAGAAGGTGCAGATTGTGCAAAGGTATTTATAGGAGATTTGGAAATAGGCGTAGATGGAGCAGAAACATATCTTAGAAACTCATCTACTAGAATTTCAACGAAGTCATCTCATGAGGGCGGCTCGGCATCAGTGCCATCCTTAGTAGTTGATGATAAAGATACATGGATAAATGGCCGAGGTATGAGCAGTTTAGTTAACTTTTTCCCAGGAAATGTACACAGGATGACTGCAGGAACAAAAGTGTTAACCGCTGGCAAGACCGGAACGTCAAGACAATTGTTTAGCAACTCAGAAATTAATAGTTTGTTGGGTGTTAGTAATAGCTCAAATGGAAATACGGCAGTGATGGTGAGCAATGGTGATGGAGCCGCTACCGGTGTGCATGTAGAAGGATGTACTTATCAGAACGGAGCTTGGCATACAGTATTTAACACTAATATTGGCTCAGTCCCTATTAGAATAAATTATATTATTACTTACTGGGGATAAAATCTGTACCAAGGAGGTATCACAAGATTATATGCGAGGTAGTTTCCAAGAAATGAATATTTCTTGGAAACGCATTCCTTCTGCTGTATAATGACGGTGGAAGGAGGAAAGAAATTGGATCATACAATATGGAGAAACAGATTAAACAACAGAAATGACATGGCTGCTAGAATTACACATTTAACTCGAGGAAATGATGCAGACGATGCATTTAAAAACTTATGGAAAATTTTAGTAGATAAAAAATTGAATGGAAGTGGAAATTCTGGATTTATAAATGGAGAAAGAAAAGCCGTATGCCTTCAAGAACTTCCGTTAAGCGCTATTGCGGAGAATTTAAGATATGAAGAAATACTAAGTGATAAAATTAGATACTCTCCGTTTGGAGTAAGATTTCATAAAATGTTCATATATAATAAAGGTGGGAGACCAGTTATCTATGAAAATAAAGAGATTATGAAAAAGTTGCTTCCGGAAAATGAATATTGGCGAATTGTTGATTTGGATTTAACAGATCCAAAATCGTTTGTTGATTGGACGCATGAAAGAGAATGGAGGGTACCGGGAGAACTATCATTTAGTTATAATAATATAGAAGTTATTGTGAAAGATAGTAGCTATTATAGGAAACTTGTCGAACAGTGCATTAAGACAAAAAGAACAGACATTCTTGTTAATATACGTGGAATAATAACATTGGATAGCGTATATTCTTAGACTAGAGAGGTTGATTCTTCTCTTTTTCTATGCGAAGAGGTGAACATATGGAGATCAGAGCGAGACCGTAAGGTCTTATTTTTATACGCAAAATTAAAGAATCGAGGTACATAGAGTGTATGTAGACGTAAACACAATCATTACTGCTGGAAGCTTATTAACGGCCGTAGTGGTTATCTTTTCCGCTGTTTTCGCAGTATACAAGTGGTATTTAAGACAGAATGAGCAGGATAAAGAGATAGAGAGAATGAAATCAGAACAATGTTTGCTTACTTATGGAATTCTGGCTTGTCTGAAAGGTTTGAAAGAACAGGGATGTAATGGATCTGTTACAGAAGCAATAGACAAGATTCAGAAGCATATAAATAAGCAAGCGCATGATCAGGAGGATTAAGCATGGATATTAGTACATTAGGAACAGTAGTAGGGATCGTAGCAATCTGTTATGTAATTGGACTTGGCTGCAAGGCATATGAGAAAATTCCAGACAAATGGATTCCAGTCATCATGGCTGTATGTGGTGGAGTTCTGGGCGTTGCCGGACTCTACACAATGCCGGACTTTCCGGCCGGCGATGTGATCAATGCAGTTGCGGTCGGAATGGCCAGCGGATTAGCGGCGACAGGAGTAAATCAGTTATATAAACAGCAGTGCAAGTAGAGGGCGATTATTCGCCCTCTGACATATTATATAGTGTGCGACGTCGCACAGAAAGGAGCAATCATGGCACATTTATTTTTAATAGCCGGTCACGGGGCTGGTGACAGTGGAGCCGTTGGATACGGTTACACTGAGGCAGAGAGAGTCCGGGCACTTGCAAGACGAATCGCAGCGTATGGAGGAAGTAATGTTACTCTGGGAGACGTGAGTCGGAACTGGTATGCAGACAAGGGTATCAGCTCACTCAATATTCCAAAAAGCTATCAGATTTTGGAACTTCATATGGACAGTGGAGCATCGACAGCTAAAGGCGGGCACGTGATCATCAAGGAAGGATATAATCCGGACCAGTATGACACGGCACTCGCCAACTTCATCGGTTCGTTCTTTCCTGGAAGAGCCAATAAGGTTGTAGGCAGAGCACACCTCGCTAACGTCAATCGTGCAGCTGCTAAAGGTTATAGCTACAGACTGTTGGAAAACGGATTCATCTCAAATCAGGAAGATCTTACTAAATTCAACAATCAGATCGACGACCTGGCAAGAGGAATCCTTAAGTCCTTTGGCATTACATCAGCAGCACCGGTAGCACCAGTTAAGAAGAAAGCAGAACCAATTGACGGAGAGATCAGATCCGGTGGAGTATTCCAGAACAAGACCGATAAGTTCGGTACGGTATCATATCAGGCTCACATGAGAGGTATTGGATGGGGCAACTGGCAGTCTGACGGTTTAATGGTTGGTTCTACCGGTCAGAATCGTAGGATTGAAGCACTGCACATTCAGCCGGATGGAGAAACGGACGTTGTTGTTCACATGAAAGGAATCGGCAACAAAGAATACAAGAACATCACAAAAGACACTCTGATCGGAACTACCGGACAGAACAGAAGACTGGAAGCTATCCGGATCACCGGAAAGGAATTATTCTACCTGTACAGAGTCCACCAGAAGAGTGTCGGCTGGAGTGAATGGGCGAACAATGGAGAATGGGCAGGCACTACAGGCAAGGGACTGCAGATGGAAACGTTAGAGATTAAGAAGTCCATGTTCAGTGTTGAAGCACACGTACAGGGCAAGGGATGGCTGACACCAAAAGCAGCAGAAAATGTGATTGGTATCACCGGTCATGCATTACGTCTGGAAGCAATCCGGATTAATCCATACGGAAAGACAATCAAAGCAAAAGCACATATCCAGAGCAAAGGCTGGGTAGATTATGGTGAGATCACCAAAGATACAATTATCGGAACAGTCGGAGAGCAGAAACGCCTTGAGTGTCTGTGCTTCGAAGGAGATTTCCAGTATCGTGTTCATATCCAAAGTTCCGGATGGACAGACTGGACAAAAGCGGACGGAGTAGCTACTCTTGGAACGGTAGGTCAGGAACTTAGGATCGAGGCTATTCAGTTTAGATAAAAACTGGCAGTAGCTTTAGAAATTACAGTGAATAAAAGCAATTTGCCCCTTTAGTGCCCTTTTTCGAGATTTGGATAAAAGAAAAACACTGGAAACTCAACGTTTTCCAGTGTTTCATAAAATATGTTCAATGCGGAAAAAGGGACTTGAACCCTCACAGGATTGCTCCCACTAGAACCTGAATCTAGCGCGTCTGCCATTCCGCCATTTCCGCTTGACAAAAGTATCTTACCATAGTCTGACGGAAAATGCAAACATTTTTTGTAAAAAATTGAAATTTTTTTAATTTTTTCTTCAAATACGATTTTTAGCCGTTCTAATTAATCTCAATCCCATTTACCTCAAGATGATCATCAATCGCAATCACCAGACAGCGGCGGCCGTCAATCTCACGTGTCTCTACCAGATCGGCACGTTCGGGATTAACTTTGACTACCACGTCCGGTGTCTCAATCTGGAAAGTCTTAGCACTGGCAATGTTGGATGCAAGCAGTGTACCATGTACACCGACTGTTTCATCAAATTCATCATCGAATGATTCCAGCTTTTCTTCGGCAACACCGCTGCGTGTCAGGAGCTTCTTGACATCGGTCTTGGATAATTCCAGCGGTTCCGGTTCTTCCTTGGCCTGTTCGATCATTTCGTTTAAGTTATCGTGGATATTGCGGACCACTTCGTAGTTACTGTCTTCGCCGAGGGTGTCGCTTACGATTGCCTGGAAGGTTGTCTTCTGGTCGCCTGCAGTCAGTGGTGTTGTGCTTCCAAGGACATGTTCTACGAAATATGGCTGTAACTCTTCCGGTTTCTTCGTATAATAAAGAACATTATGTACATCGGCTGCACGATCCTGGAAGGCCGGGAATAAGAATCCTTTGACCGGAGCCTCTACGAACCAGTCGCGGATGCGGTCTTCGATGTTATTTGTCTGTGCATTGTATGTAAGTCCGGCTTTTGTAAGATTGACCGGGCAGATACTGCAGAGGATGTGTTCGTATACAGTGTCGGATGCATCTTCCATCTCCAGACCATCTTTCGTCTTGCCCGGAACATCGTATACGGCATGGATCAGGATGATATAGTAGTTCTCGCCGTATTCATAACTTTCCACAACTTTATCATAGAATTCTTCGAGAAGAAGGTCGTCCTGAAGCTTGCTGTTCTTTAATTTCATCAGAAATTTCTGTGTGCCGTCGTTCAATTCCTGGTCGAGTGGGAATTCCATGTTGATGAGGTTCTTTCCGATCGTTCCGGAAAGTGTATGTTTGAAGATATCAAAATATTTGAAAGCCTCTTCTTCCGGTAAAGATAAGAAGGCTTTTTTCATTTCCATTTTTTTCTCTTTTTCGTGATCGACATAGCATCCACAGATACGTGTGATGGCGCAATTTTCAGGAGAAAACTGTTTGCGGATCTCTAATACTTCTTTTTTGTTCATATTTGTCACTTCCTTATTATCATATGCTGGGAGGATATTTTAACCCCGGTATCATAAAATGTTAGCATATCAGCCGGGAAAAAACAATCATAGATCATTGTAAAAGATGGGGCGGGAACGTATAATAGTAGATAGAATATGTCAAAATACGTAACTATTCAACACTGGAAAATATGGGGAAAGGGATAGTTATAGTAAAAAAGAAAGGGAAATAAGAATATGGGAAATATATTCGACATTTTAGGACCGGTGATGGTAGGTCCATCCAGTTCACACACAGCGGGAGCAGTCAGGATAGGTATGGTTGCAAGACAGTTGTTCGGCCGTCAGCCGGAGAGGGCAGAAGTCTATTTACATGGTTCTTTTGCTGCAACAGGAAAGGGGCATGGAACAGACCGGGCGCTGATCGCCGGATTATTGGGGATGATGCCGGACGATATGCGGATACCGGACAGCTACGAAGTTGCAAAAGACAAGGGAATGG